CATGTGGGGGAAGAGTGCACGCTTGCGTGCATCCAAAACGTGGCCCTGGTACGTCGGCGTTCGCGGACGTCGGCCTAAAGTTCAGTAATGGAGGTTTAAGGATGTCTTTAGTTAAAAGGCAGAAGCAGAGTGAGAACGATAATACCGAAGAATATGAGGTTTATCGAACTATTGATGGTGACGAACCGACCCTTGTAGGGTCAGACGAAGCCATCACTTCCCGGTCAAATCATTATATGACTGGCTGGGACACTCCAAACTTCCACATGCGCAGAAGACGGGGTGACCTAATCCCTATGACTCCTTTCGAAGAGACGCTTTATAGCGGATCAACTGAGGGGTCATTTGATTATTCCCATACGAATACTAGCAGCCAAACGGTTCGCTACTATTCGAGTGGAAATTGGGTTGGTCGTCCTGAATGGATCGTGTCGAGTGAAGAAATTCACTCGTACGTAGACTTGGCGGACAGTAATGTATATGTCCAACAAGCAGCCGCCCGGATTTATTCGAGCGGTTACGATGCATTAACTGCGGTCGCAGAGTTAGCAGAAGTAAGGCACATGTTCATTAATATAGCCAAAAGGCTTATAAAAATGGATTTCCCTAAGAGTATTAGGGATGTGTCTTGCGATTGGCTGGAATCTCGATACGGCTGGAGAACCTTGATTTATGATATTAAAGATCTAAATCAGGCTATTCAAAAGTTCGATGAAACCCGCACACGCTACTCTGAAAAGGCTCATGGGCAACATTCCACGAGCTTTACGACGAACCTGCAAAACGAATGGGCTTATACCTTCTTCGACACTGTTGTCGAGGATAAGGTGACCATTTCGAATTCAGGTTCCATTGTAGCTGATATTACTATCCCTAAGATACAGATAAATCCTCTCGTTACTGGGTGGGAGTTAATCCCGTTTAGTTTCGTTCTGGATTGGTTTGTGTCGGTGGGCCAGTCACTGTCAGCCATGTCCTTCCTTTTGCTGCAGCATAATTATACTGCTGCGGCGGGTGTCCAAGTGGTTGTGGAACGGACTTTAACCCTCACTGAGGGTGCTGCGAAGGATAGTCTTATCTCCGCAGACATTAGTCAGACCGCATCCTTCTGGGCGCGCGTGCAAAAGCGTCACCCTACCACTGTACCTTTAATCCCGCGACTCATGCTGAAACTCAACGCGTTTAAGATTACTGACTTACTCGCGCTGATAGTTCAGAGATTCCGTTAAGGAGGTATTAGTATGGCTGGAATGACAACAGTCCTCACCGAGTTTGCCAATAACGGCAACTCACGCACGTCTACCTACACGGGGCATACGGCTCTTGAGCCGCGCCTCGTGATAGAGAAAAGACGCGTCCCGGAAGGGAATCAAACCATGATCGAATACAGTGCTAAGGTTGTTTCTAGCACTGAGGATTCAGATGGGGCGATTCTCTCCAACAAGGTCTCTTTTGAAGCGGTCGTCAGATATCCGGTGCTCGGTACGAGCGCGGATGTCACTGCTGCCCTTGCCATTTTCCGTGATATTATCGCGGGCGATGAGTTTGGTAACAGCGTTTCGACTCAGGAGTACCTGTCATGACGTGGACAATTGACTGGAATGTCGTCGCAACCGCTATTGCCACCCTGATTCATAAAATCGGGGAAGCGGTCGACGTCGTTCTTCAGTCAGTTAGTCTTTCGTTCTAGCAGGTTTTAAAAACCCTAAGCTTCAAAAGGAGGATTCCATGATGGAACCTGTAAATGCGACGTACGACATATGTCGATGTTACATTCACGACCAAGCAGGGGTTGATTCCGCTCTGGTTCAAATCGCGCTCGGCTATTGCCGGTCACGGAACCTTGCTGAGTTGACCTCCTGCTCCCGTCACTTTGAGCCGACATTGCATTCGGTTCACGACTGGCGATTCCTTAGACAGATCGAGGCCTTCTTTAAGAAGAATTCGATCTTTTCCACACGGGAGGCTTGTGCACTTGCTGCTGAACAGTCGTTTATGGCTGCCGAGCAGGAGTGCAGTAAAACAAACCTCCGCCTCGAATACTTTTATGCTAAGCGCGATCTTTTAGATCCCGATCTTAGCTTGTGTATGACGAGGATGGAGCGTTACATAAGTAACGTGTTAGGGGATTACCAGCTGTTCCTAAACGCCTTACCGGCTTTAGTACGGGTGACACCGGGAGCAACCGCGAACTCGAGTCGTGTCAATAGCCTTCCTCAGTTAAAAATGAGGATGAAGCTCTACGCTACGCGTAGGGCTTCGCCATACCTGAGGGCCCTTTACCGTTTTCACGGTTTTGAGGCCCCGCGGATCATGGAGGTTGACACGAATAGGGTCGAACTAGTACCGAAGAATTGGAAGACAGACCGTACGATCGCCTGCGAACCTGAGGGGAATATTCCCCTTCAGCTAGCATTTGACTCGTACGCAAAGCGGCGTTTACGTCGCTTTGGAATTGATCTGCGCAACCAATCTGCAAACCAGGATAGAGCGTTAACAGCGTCGGTCAACGATGACTATGTCACCGTGGACTTTTCAGCTGCATCAGATACAGTAAGTTATAACACAGTTGCTTGGTGTTTTCCAAGTGATTGGTTTCGCTTCCTGTCCGATGTTCGTACACCACGTTTTCGTGGTGTGTTCGGCGATGGATCCTACCAAAAGTTCTCCTCTATGGGGAACGGTAGTACTTTCACCGTCGAGACTCTCCTGTTTGCTGCTGCTTGCCACGCCGTAGGCTCTCGAGACTTCCTTGTTTATGGTGACGATGTCATCATAGGTAAGGAGTATTACGAGGCTTACATTAGGCTGACAAGGTTCCTTGGCTTTACCATCAATGCAGATAAATCCTACGCTTCAGGCTCTTTTCGAGAGTCCTGTGGCATGGATGCATTTGATGGGACAGACGTTACGCCAGTGTATATTAGAGATTTAGACCGTAGATATTCGGTCTTAAGTCACCTAATTAACTCGCTTGGACGTCTTACTTTCCCTGGGTCACGCCTAGGGGCTTACCTCCTTGAGATACATCAGGAGTTTAAATTGCCCCTCGTGCCATTCAGTGAAAGTACCACATTGGGTGTCTGGATAGACCCGGATGTGGCCCGAAGCCTCGGAATTCTCAGACGCGTCCGTTACAACTTTAAAGGCTACGTTTCGCGAAAAGCGAAGCGCGGCTATGTTGATAGCGGAATCGACGAATTTAAGGGACTCCTCCCGAAAGGGAGGGTTCGCCAGTTCGTCGATGCACGAGGGTATTACCTTTGGTTCCTGAATAAGAATAGCCAAGTGCTATTCTCAGGGCCCTGGGGCGTAGCCCATCGTGTTGCGAATGAGACTTCATCGGTAACCCTATACGATCACGGTTACGTGCGTAAGTGGGTGGCGTGGCATGTGCCACGCCTAGTTACTCCGGACCACCTGCATTGGTGGTCCGAGATGGTTAC